GCCTTCTAGCGGCATAATATCCGCACGAACATTATAGCGGCGGCTGTCATAGTTAAAATCAGTAGCAATCGGTGGCCTAACAAAAGCTAGGTTATCAACGCCAATACCGAGAGTATTAGGGGTGGCAATGTAGCGATACATTTTAACCCCCCATAAGTGAAGGCATGGCAAAATTAAAGCCGCCACCCATGCCGCCAAACCCCTGTCCCCAATTATAGGAAGCGGAATTGCTCTTGCCGGTGACGGGACTTTCCGCCGTGCCAAGCCACGAATTGAACACGCCACCGCCAGCGTTAATAACTCCAACCGTATTAGCATTGCGTGAAACCAGCACGGCAAGAGTAGCGAGGCCAATAATGGCGACTGCAATCGTTACAACTGCTTCAGTAAGCCTATTCATAGTAATTATCCTGTTACAGGTGAAATCGTAGTTTTAAGGATTGAATTAAATGCGTTACCAAATGAACTAATAACACTTGTGGTATTTGCGCGTTTGCTAACAATTACCGCAAGAGTTGCAAGGCCAATAATAGCAACTGCAATCGTAACGATAGTATCGCCAATTTTCATTGCATACCTGCCTTTACTTGGCTAACAAAACTATTAAGCAAATCGCCGCCGTGCTTATAATTAGCTATAATAATCACAAGAATAAGCAGTCCTAGGAAAGCATCGGAAATCGGGCGAATAGCTTTAACCTGTCCAACCGCTACTACAAGAATAATAGCAAGCACCCATAAGAAAAAGTTATTTGAGCCGCTAAAATCCGACTTAACTAAACCGATTAAATCGGTGCCAGATTGCGCTGACCTAATACCGGCAACAATAACAATCAAGCCAATAATGAGAAGAAAAAAGGGCATAGATTGCTAAAGCCTAAAATGACGGAATTGAATAGGTGCCAATTTGACCAAGTGCGGAATTTGCTTTGCCATTGTTGCCAGCGCTGCCAAATATAATTCGCACATACTTTTCTAGATGCCCGTTCATTGTAGTAAATACAATAAACAAGAAAGCAAGCATCAAGAAAAGTTTAGTTGATTGTTCCACATCAACGCCCAATAATAGGAATGTTACCAAAAGTATTAGGAAACTTGGTGCCAAGCCAGAAAAACAGGAAAAGAATAAACAGGCTTGTAAGAGAGAGGCCAAAAATACGCATAGGTTTAACTCCGGTTACGGCGCAATTCTAACGAGAATACGCGACCAAAAGAAAATAATTACAAGCACTAGACCAAGAAAAAGAAACCAATCTAGTGCGCTGCCTTCCTCTTTAAATGGCTGCTTTAGCCACCTGTTAATCGCATTGCAGAGATTGCAGCTAGTCATAAAATAACCCCTAGATTACTAGGCCCGGAAAATCCGCAAAGAAAGTATAAGACTTTCCGGGCCTAGATTACGCTCAAGTTTCGTTAGCCGCCAGCAAGCGAGGAAGCGCCAACAACCTGCGAAACGAGCGCAAAATCTTCGTATCCAACGAGAACACGCGCCCCGGCAGATACAGAACTAGCATTAAGGTTCAATTCCATATTACCATAGTTAATGGTATTAATTGGAATGTCTCGACTTTCAAACAGATAAGACCCAACCGGCATATCGGTCATAATAGACTGTCGTCCGTCAAGTGCGGCAATTTCCGGCGTCACCTTAAAGATATTAGTAAAGTTGGCACTTGCCAGCGACCAATAATTAACGTCGGTTCCGGCGTTATAGACGCCTGCATTATCGAAAACCGCGATAGTCGAAAGGAACGAGCGGAAGTTTGAATAGGCCATTGGATAATCCTGATTTGCGGTAGGATTACTAAACGTGGTCTGCTTCAACTCATAAATGGTGTTAAGGTCCATCATCGGCAGAATAGGCGCGCCGGTCTTGCTATCGCGTGGAACCTGATCAAGATAGACCTGATAAACCGTAACGGTGACGTTACCATCCCACTGGCTAGGTGCGGTGCCAGAGGCCATCTGAAACACACCGTTAATCGGATTGCCTGCCGCGCCAACAATCGGCGTCTGGTTAAGAGTGATCTGGAGATTAGACGTTGCAGAAACAGTGCTCATCCAAATAGCGCCACGCAAATCAGTGCTGCTATAAGAGATAGGGACATAATACTGCTGGCGAAGCTGCTGACTTACCGCATGGGTAAGAGTGCTGGAACCTGCGTATACCGGATAATTGACGCCATAACCCATAGGGATATTATTGGCGTAAACGCCACCATATCCAAAGCCCTGTCGCAGGGTATTAATCGTGGCAAGGTGCCATCCCGGCGTCTGAATACGGGTATAGTTGGAAAGATCGTCAAACCGGAACTGCTGCACCATATTGGCATTGCCAAACGGAGTTCGCGCAGCGTCAACAGTGCCAGTCGTAATCTTGACGTTGCCGGTTACTTCAACAACAAAACCGAGAAGCAAACCAACGTTACGAATAGCGTTGCCAGTAACGTTAAGAACATTCTGTGAAGTAGGATCAACAGTAACCGAATAAATCTGCTGCTTCATTTTAATAGAATTAGCGGTGACAGCGTTTCGCGCCATCATATTCATCTGCACCATCTGCTGCGGAGTAGGTGCGGCGGGAGCCTGTGCCATTAATTTGTGTCCTTATCAATAAAGTTAATAAAAATGTGGAGTCCGGTCATTGCAATAGAAATCATCAAGAAAATGATGATCCAATTTTGCCATGCTTTCATTAGGTTAAAATTAAGCATAACAAATTACTCTCCCGAATTAGAGCGCATTCGGGTAACAGTCTTGATAATCGCGCCAATAATTAGACTAGCCGAAACAAACATAAGAAAAACGGTAATCCAATTAGCGATTGTCCAAGTAATGACAGTTTCCTTCATTATATTAACTCCGGTTAAAATTTTAACTTGCTAAATCTTCATCGGTTTAGTATCAAGTTTTGCGTTAAAAATTTCTATCAACTTTTCCGTATTAGGGACCGGCCCGAGAATAGCCGATTTATGTTGGCTTACATCGTACCACAACGAATGGTACTTGGTCAAGCGCTTAGGCGTGATGCCGCCAAGGTAAGCCCGCATGGCCTTGTTATCGTCAACAAAGTTAATGTTGAAAACAGCGTAAAACCACGCTTCGGTAAAAACGTATTTATCCAGCCATACCGGCCTTTGTGAACAAATAATCATTTCGACATGTTTAGAGCGCCCCTGTGTAAGACAAGCGCGAAACCACTTATCCATTTTGGGCACCATGCCGCCCTCGTCAATAAAAACCCCAACATTTTCGTTAACCCAACATTTATAGAAAAATTGGCTAACTAAATAATCCTCGCCGGGCAAAGGGCGAATAATATACAGGCCCGGTTCTTTGGGAAATTCCCGGATGGAAATTAATTTGGCTCCGATTGAGTCAAGCAATTCATCGCCCTTGAAATCGAGAATAAACCATGCACGTCTATGGAAATCCCGCGTTGACAATAGCCAAACCGAGAATTGCGTTTTACCGCTGCCGGTTGAGCCGAGAACAACCGTGCGGGCATCGGGACCGGGAAGATTTATGCTCATAACCAATTAGTAAATTTACGTGCGGTTTTAGTTTTTAGATTAGCGCGGCGTTCCTTTTTAGCTTTGGGAATATTAATTTTCATAATTCCCAAGTCTTTTTTAAACTTTTTCTTTGCCTTGCGCCTATCCATAACTATCCACCTAAATTAAATCCGCCCATATCAACGATATTGTTACCATCAAACTGGCCAGAGTTCAACGGCTCTTTTTGCGCGCGTTTAGCCTTGCGCTTGTCTTCCGCTTCCAAACGATAAAGCACAATCCTAGGCCCGTAAATCATTGCACTAGTTGTAATCAGACCAGTCACCGCTGTCCACTTGGGATCAGGCGTAATGTCGAATTGCTCCATAACATTAACTAGAGCGCCAGCAAGATTATCGCTTTCTTTCTTTTCCAATTCAAAGTGCTTACATTCCGTAAACTTTGCAATACCCATATGGACAATAAGCAAAGTCTGCGAAAGTGTTTCAATCCCGGAAATTAGAGCCTGATTATTTCCCTTAGATGGCTTGGCACTTCCTGCACTTCCTCCGCCGCTTCCTGAATAGTTTCCGCCAGACTTTCGCCCGCGCTTTCTACGGGGTTTTCCACTTGTGCCGATGACAAGCTGTCCGAATTCGTCTCGCTCGTAGTCGTCTCCGTATTCGATTGATCCGGGATCAATGATGTTTCCGCTTTCGTTTCCATTGTCTCCATTTTCTGCGACAAATTCACTAGGCCCGTTGTCAACAGGCTCACCGCTTCCACTATCGGATTTAGCGCTTGCTCTAGCCATGATTTTACTTCCTCTTTAATATCAGTTGTGTTTTCAACGATAATAGCTTCAATATCTTCATTGTTACCATCAATCTTAGCAACTATAACTTCGCCAATTTCCTCTTGAGTTTTGGCTAGTTCAGATTTTATTTCCGCTAATTCTTCGCCAGAAACTTCCGGCTCACCGTCATCTAGCACTATAGTTTTAATTGTCATATTCAAGCGCCTTTATTTCTGGCATAACCGGGTCGTGGTTATGCGAGATAATCTCTAGTTTATCCTCAATCGCCTTTAGTCGCGTGTCAAAAGACTGCAAAAGATTAATCGCATTATTGCTAAGCGCCTGCATTTGTTCCGGCGTTAGGCCGGTCATGCGCTGCAATAGTGAAATCATCATTTCTTCCATCATGATTTAGTTTCCTTAAGTAACATTTACAACACCAGAATTATTCCAAAGTTTACCCGAACCGCCGGGATTTACGGTAGGTAAACTATCCATATTATAACCATATTCATTTACTCCCCCGCCCCATGCCAAATCATTTAAAGCAATAGAAATCATCCAATAATCACCGCTCCAAATACACACAGCGCTGGCACCACCATAATTAAGCGCGTAATTAGTAATGTGTGAAATTCCTATGCCGTTTCCTTGGGCAATAAAAGGATAAATAATGGTCGGCAATTTTGGGTCATTATTTATATGTATTTCTACAACATCACTAGGATTAGTTTGTGTTTCTAAATAAATAAGACACTGTTGCCCAATATATTGTCCATTATATCCATTAGCATCTAGCGGCAAATTAGGCAGATTAACTATTTCTACCCCGCCCGTTCCACCACTTGTAATAGAATAATATCTAACAGTAGGGTCTAATGTTAATGGTGCGGCGCCAGTTGTTATATTTGTGTCAGTTGGCAATATTGACGCATTAGACGGATTATTAATAGGCATAAATAATTATCCTGCAAAAACGGTTACAGACTGCGCGGCGGTGCCCTTGACAGTAATAGCATTAGCTATACCATTAATAGCCTCATACGATCCGCCAGCGAGAATAGAGATACCGCTAGTGCTAGCATCACCACCAGCAAGGTTAAGTGTCACGGTTCCGTTGCCTGTTGGATTTTGTAGCAGGAAATATTTCCCTGCCTGCCCCGCCGTAACGAGAGTATCGCTTGCGCCAGTTAAGGCAAAAGTATAATCCGTAATTGTCGGTCCATTTTCGACTACAGGAAGCGGGTTAGTGCTATCGAGAGCCGCGCCATTATACCAAGTAATATCGACGGGCAAATTTTCGCTAGTAAGCGCTACGCCAGCAATCTGTTGCAGGTCAACCGCCGTCAATGGAGCGACAACATTTGGTCCCGGCAAGAGTAGCGGAAACACTGGCACATTATACCACTGAAAAGTTACGTTAGCGTTCGCGCTTGACGTAACAACAACCTTAGGCGGATTAGGCAAAAAGAGCGGAACATAACCACTATATCCCGCCGGAAACCAAAAATTCTGCTTTGTGCCGCTACAGGTGAAATAAAGGTTGCCGGTATTTTCCGTATTGTCAATAAACACGCCAGAAATATATTCAATCCATCCGTTAAAAGTCAATTCGGTTAGGTCAATTTCTAGGGCTTCATTTGCTACAAACTCATAACTATCGGGAATAGAGATTGGACCCTCTGCCGGGATAGTCATGGTAAAGTTTGGAAATTTGGGTTTAGTTCCTGACATTGATTTGAGCCTTTCTGTTAATCAAAGGTATGCAATAATTTCCACATTCAAGCGGTATTCTAGCGCGAATTTTGCTAAAAGGCAAATTCAAAAACCATGTCCCATTTTCGTAAATAGTGTCATTATAACTAATGGCATAAATCAGCGGATTGCTGTCATCAAAATTATCTTTGGCCATCCACTCATTTAATTCATAAACAATGTTATAAAATGCGCTATTTCCTACGCTAGAATATAAGTCATAAAATTGACATTCTGGATCAAGCTCAACAAAACCCCAACCTGTAAAACTATCCGCAAAAGTGCGGATAATAAAACTATTGTCAGTTGCAGCGATATTTATATTCGGCTCGTTATAAACAAAATCGTTTATAGTTGTGTCATTAAAATCAATATTCTTTATATTAAAATCCCATACCAACAAATGCGCGTCATGGTCATAGTCATAATTAATATCAATGTCATATGGAACTGGACGAAATTTTATTACAGATATTTTGCGCGCCACATCATTGCGATAACAAAAGTAATAATAGCCGTTTAAATAAATGCAGTTATGTTCGGGGTTAAATATTGCGCCGGGAGAAGGCAACGGACCTGTAATAGTGTCACCCAAATAAAACGCCAGATTTGTGTTTAGACCATTTTCGTTAATTTCCGTAATAGCTAAACAGTTATCAAGACCTGCTCCAAAATTATAACCCGCATTTATAAACATTGATAGAGCGCCATTCGGACCATTGCTTACTAAAGTGTAAGACCAATAAGGTTGCGCTTTTCCGGGAGTATAATAACGTATAAAATCAAATTCATAAGTTTGCATTTGATTTAATGGCTTAGTAGTTAAACCGCCAGAATAATTTTGCACAAATTTATAAACTTGCAAATTGTATGTCGCCGGAATAACAGGATTAATATTTTTAATGGTCCACCAGTGCCAAATGCCGTTAAAATAAATTCCGTTATTGGAAAAAGTATAATCGTAAATATCTAGCATATTATTCTGCGTAGAATCATTTACACCATTATAGATAAATGATTTAACGCCAGTAATATTATAACTAAAGCTATTCATAGCAGTAGCTTTAACTTTACCAAAAGTTTTACCTTTTCCGCCATACATTTCTAGGTAATCATTTGTATAGGGCTTAGGCGGCACACGGCAATTAACATAGCGCCTATTGCGCATATTTATTGTTACATTTGTGCTAGGCGGATTAGTCAACGCTCAAAATCCTTTTATGAAAAAGGCCCGGAGCGGGCAGGGGATGCGCTCCGGGCCTTGATCTGCGACCCGACCCGTGCTAGGTTCAAGGCTCATGGCAACTCGCAATTGCCAGTCATCACACTAGCAGGGGTAAGCCCATATGGCAAGAAAAAAGAGCCTTTTGACTAAAGAGGCAAAGGGCGCAATTCGCAATGCCCGAGAGGCGGCAAAGGACGCCAAATTTCAAAAGAAATTAGCCGAAAAAGCGTATAAGGAAGCCGCAAAGGAAATGCGCCCTTATTTGAAAAAGCTAAAGGGATATGACCTGCGACATTCCCTTACATCTGGCCAGAAATCCTACATTAAAGCCGCTTGGCGTGAATATGAGCAATTGACCAAGCGACCGACAAAGATTTACCGAACAAAGAATAAAGCAAAGCTGAAAATAGCGCAACGCGCATCGCAGCATCAAGGAAAAGTAAAATTTGACGTCGCCTTTGTTCCTACCGTTTCACAAAATGCTAAGGTTACGGTAAAAGGCGATACGCTCATAATTTCCTCAAAATTTATTGACGAATTTAAAATCCCCTTTAATATGGTAAATCTTGCCGCCGATCCGGCAAAAGAAATTCAAAGGGTCATTGACAAATATCCCGACATTAAAGCCTTCGTTATGATGGCCGGAGAATTTATCTTTAACGGGCCTGTTGATAGGGATTTGACATTTGATAAGGTCTATAACCACCTAATGCGATATGCGCCGGGTGGCTCGGTTTATGAGGATAAGAACAATAAATTGCACGGCCCTAATCATCATTATCTAAATTGGGCATTTGGTTTGCAGGGATTTAAAAGCAAAAATCAAGCTAACATTAATGATTATTCCAAGAAATATAATGAGACTGCCAAGGGCAAGCTAAAAGCTAACAAATCGGCGCAACGTGCCAAAGCGAGGAAATATGGCAAAAAGTTTTAAGCCGCCGAAATACCGAGGCCGTCCTATTTGGACTGTTGACGCCGAAACCGACCCGTTTAAAAAAGGCCGCATTCCTAAACCTTTTGTTTGGGGAGTTTTTACCGGCGAGGAATATCATCAATTTACTGATACCGAAGAATTGATTATATTCCTACAGGATAAGGAAGTTATTTGTTACGCTCATAACGGCGGCAAATTTGACTGGCATTTTCTAACAGAATATGTCGAAGATTTTGAACATCTAACCATTATCGCCGGAAGGCTTGCCAAATTTAATATCGGCTTTTGCGAATTTAGAGATAGTTTCAATATTATTCCTGCCCCGTTGTCCGCTTATAAAAAGGATGATATTGATTATTCTATTTTTGAGGAAGGCGAAAGGAATAAACCCGAAAATTGGGAATCGATAACTACTTATCTTAAAGCAGATTGCATTTACTTGCACGAAATGATTACGCAATTTATTAACGATTATGGCATGGCTATTACGCAAGCTAGCGCTGCTATGAAAATTTGGCAAAAGATTAGCGGTGAAAAGAAACCTAATAGCAGCCCTGTCTATTATCAGGATTTTGCCAAATATTATTATGGGGGTCGTGTCGAATGCTTTAAGACCGGGATTATTGAGGAAGAATTTAGCGTTATTGATATTCGTTCTGCATATCCCTATGCAATGACTTTTAACCATGCTTGGGGTGGCGCTTATGCCACTTATAGCAAAATGCCAGAGGATATTACCGATGAAAGATTATCAAAATGTTTCATTAGTTGCAGAGCTAAAGGATATGGAGCTTTTCCTTTGCGAGGTGACACAGGATTATATTTTCCTAATGATGGAAGCGAATACGAATTTCATATTACAGGATGGGAATATATCGCGGCAAGGGATACCAATTGTTTACATGACTGCATTATAATAGAAATCCGCGAATTTCTAGACGATATTAATTTTATTGATTATGTAGACACATTCTTTACGCTAAAGAATGAAGCCGATATGAATATGAAATCTAGCGTCGGGACAGAACAAGATTATTGGATTGCCCAAAGATTGTTTGCAAAGATTTTTCTTAATAGTCTTTATGGCAAATTTGCCAGTAATCCAGATAACTACGAAGAATTTATGACGGTTCCCGCCGAGAATATCGACGGCGCAATGCAAGAGGGATGGGGATTTTGTAAATTGCTTTGCGAGGAAACCGCCGTTATGGCTAGACCTTTAGAGGAAGAAAAGAAAAGGTTTTATGATGTGGCGGTATCGGCTTCTATTACAGGTTTTGTTCGCGCGTATTTGTGGCGCGCTATTCATAAAACCAATGGAACTATTATTTATTGCGACACTGATAGCGTTGCCGCTAGTCACCTTGGCGATATTGACCTAAGCGAGGGTCTAGGTAATTGGGAACTGGAAGCACAATGCGATTTTGCCGCTGTCGCCGGGAAAAAACTATATGCCTTTAGAAAACTCAATGGCGATTACAAGATTGCCTCAAAAGGGGTTAGGCTTTCGCCGGAGGAAATCATAGCTATCGCAAAAGGTGCGACCGTAACCTATGAGCCGGAAGTGCCAACCTTTAGCGTAAAGCGCGGAATAAAATTTACGCCTAGGCGCATTAAAATGCTTGACTGATTTTTGCTAATGTGGTTTAAGGCAAATGCGCAATTGAGGCGCGATTGAGACAAAAGGAAATTTAAAAATGGCTATTGCAATTGTTAAGAAACTGTCGATGAAGGTGCTTGTCGGTAACGTCAAGGCGCAGATCAAGGATCTACAGGAAGGCCAGTCCGTTGACATTGCCCGCGTTGTTGGCATTGCACGCGGCTTGCGCCATGGCACTTCCACCTATGGCGACTTTACCGCCCTTACTGGCGACTTTGTTGCGGAAGCGCTTGTAGGTGCCAAGGTTGGATCCCGCTTCCGCACCGGACAGCTTTTCCTGCCGGACGTTGCCCAGAACCTTGTGCAGCCCACCGTGGAAAATCTGGCAAAGGGTGATGGCGTAGAAATGGCCTTTACCATTGGTGTCATTGCTACGGAAAGTAGCAACACCGGCTATGAATATACCGCCAGTTTCCTTGTCGAGCCTTCCGCTAATGACCCGCTTGAGGCACTTATGTCGAAAGCGCTCCCTGCCCCGGCAAAGACAACCGAAAAGAAGGCCGCTTAATTTGGCACAAAATAATGCTTGACAAAATTTGATCCGTTTGTTAAGCGTTATATGTAGCAAGGCGAAAGGGTAGCTTTCAAAACCTTGTTACAGGAAAATGGTTATCCGCCGCGATTGGAAGCGCGGCGGATAACACTACAAGGATTAATATTATGCTTACTCAACGAGGATTACGTAAGTATAAAAATCATGCCGCCGCAAGCAATAACAATTTTATGGTAGCGGATTTAATCCAAAGCGAGGATTTGGATTATATTGTAACCGATGGCTTTGACGATTATCTAGACACCGATAATTATATTGGCGATATTGTTAGTGATAGGTATGTGGATAGGCATCATTATTAGCGAGGGAAATATGGATATAACCAGCGATATTATACTAGAAAGATTGCGATTAAATAACCTTTCTAAGTGGCGAATAGCTATTCAACACAAATATACGACACAAGCGTATGAACATAGTTTTAAAACAAAACGTGCGGCAAATATAGCATATAAGAAAATTAAATCAGCTTGCGCAAATTATAACGATTTTAAGATTAATGATAGGTCAGATTTTGTTGAA